GGCCATCATCTCGCGCGTGATCTGCTCGCTCTCAGCCGTCTGGATCGGTGCCGGGTTCTTCACGATCAGGTCGCCGGGGCGGTTGTTGTCGTTCATGTCGGTGAGGCCGAAGCTCTCCTCAGCGATTTTCTGCGCGATGTCGATGGCCTTGGCCTTGATCCCGATGATGGCCGGGGCCTTGGCCTCAAACGGCGTCGTGTCGGGTACGCAGATCGGGCAGTCGGGCAGAGGGCCATCTGCCTCCCGGAACGACTTGAACGTCAGGTCGCACTCGTCGCAGTAGTAGGTGCCGTACTTCAAGCGCGCCATGGGCTCCTCAGTCGTCCAGTGAGTCGAGATACGCCTGACGGCGCTTCGCAGCCTGTGCTGCAAGGAAGTTCGGAATGATGTGACCCATGACGTGGTCGGTGCTGGTCGATTCGATCCGGTTCTGCTCGGCCATCTCACGCTCGTAGCTCCGGTTCTCGGCCATCATCCCGACACGACGCCATTGGTCCCAAGCGTACACCGCAAGACCGGCAGCGAACACCCGGTCGTCGTGGTTCCTCCCGGACGCGCCGATGTGGTCCCCGTCCTGCTTCAGGGTCAGCATCTCTTCCAGCAGATGGAGAGAGCGGACGATGGCCTGTTCGGTCGAGTAGCAATCGCGGTACTTGTTGAACAGGAGCATCTTGTTGTTGAAGGTCGTGGACCAGTTGTAGGCGTAGCCCTTGCCCATGCTGTCGGGCCGGTGCCAGAGGAACCACTTGGCCCCGTCGAGGCAGTCCTCCGTCTTCAGGGATTGCGCCGTGTCCTTCAGGTGGCCCCACTGGAGATGCTGCTTCAGCGAGGTGAGTTCCTGCATGATCTGCCCACCCGGACCGTTGATTTCGAGGTTGATGATGCAGTCTCGGTACTCGGAAGCGAGGTGGCACATGACCCACGCCACTTGGCGTGTTTCGGGCTTTTCGGTCGCATATTCAGCCACCTGTATGACCTTGTCGGAGAAGCATCTCCAGACGCTGATGACAGACCGGTCGGCGTCCCCGCCTCGCCCGTAGGCCGGGTCCACCCCGATCACGTAGACCCCGTTCTTCTTCGGCGGCTCCCACACCCTCAGGTCCAGCCCGTCGATGTCGGTTGCTTCCTCCACCTTCATGGACAGGAAGTTCTCGCCCAGATCGTAGTTCATCCCCCGGAAGGTGGGCCGGTTGTGGTGGATGAACATCAGGTCTTGGTTCAGCTTCTCCTTGTTGAAGAAGCTGTGCCCGGACGCCACGAAGGCCTCCTCCTCGGTCGAGGGGAACTCTTCCTGAAGGCTCTCGCGGGAGCGCTTGTCCGCCTTCTCGCGGTACCACGCCCACTGTTCGGACGTGATGGTCCAGTCGTAGGCTTCCTTGACCATGGTCGCGGTCTCGGCTTCGGCTTCCGTCAGCTTGGGGTACACCCCCCACCAGCGTTCGTACTCGGGCGAGCCCTCCACGAAGCGGTAGATGTCCTTGGCCCACCAGCCGATGAAGATCGCCTTCTGGGTCGGGTGGCTCTCCTTGGCCTCGTTCCACATGTCGTGGAACACGTTGAAGCCCAGCGCCGTGCTTTCGAAGATGTAGAGCCGGTTCGGGTTCTCCTGCGCCAGAGCGGCCATGAGGCTGTCGATGCCCTTCTGGTCGCCCCACGACGAGATTTCCGTGGCGTGGACGAAGTTGAGCGCGCGGGACCGGCCCAGACCGGAGTTCCGGCCCTTGCCCGCGCTCATGTACTGGAGGACCGACCCGTTCGCGAGGCGCAGTTCGTTCCGGTTGTGGGCCACGATGGGGATGCGCCAACCCTTGGGCAGAGTTTCGATGATGTCGCCCATCTGCTTTCGGAAGTTCTCGCGGTTGTCGGCGGTGTCCGCGATCATGGCCCCCTGAAGGCCGGGGTTCATGTAGAGCCAGAACAGGTCGAGAACGAGCATGACGGTGGACATGCCAAGCTGACGAGCCTTCAGGATCACGAAGTGGCGCGTTCCCTCACGGATGCCCTCTGCCATCTCGGACAGGAACATCTCCTGAGCCCGGTAGAGCGTGATCGGACCCGGCTCCTTCATCTCCTTCGACGCGATCTTCACCTTGGACAGGAAGATGCGGAACGCGGGCAGCCAGCTAGGGGTCGTGTCGAGATTGACCCGGTCGCTCATCTGGGGAGCCACAGACATCCGTCGATCCTCCCATAGGCCTGTAGCTGCTGCATGATGGCTTCTGCGCTGATGCCGAAGACCTCAAACTCGGTGCCGTCGTTCAACAGGATGGTCAGCGGCTCGTCAGGGGACGCCATGGTGCCGATGTCCTGACCCGCAGCCGTGAAGATGGCCTTGATGGAAGCGATGTCCACAATGGCGCGGCGAGCGCCCTTGGTGACCAGTTCGATGTAAGCTTTCAATGCACGTACCCCCAGATGTACCAGTCGTTCTGGTCGCTATCTTCGGCAGAGACGTTCGCGGTGTAGAGGCAGACGCCCTCGTCTTGGGTTTGCAGGGTCAGGTAACAGAAGCGGTCCGGGTCTTCCCATCCCGCCCTTCTGATGACCTTCCCCTCCCAGAGGGCCTCGACGGCCTCCTCAAACGTCATCTTCCTCTGGCTCGACAAAGGCCCGCTCTGGGGCAGGACAATTCTGGAAGGGCTGCTGCAGGGCCACCTTGAGACGGTCCCACAGGTCTTCCATCGTTTCTCCTTCGGCCACGACATTGGTCCCACCCTCCATGATGATGCGGACGATGGGCTTCTTTGGCTTGCCCTTGCCCTCGCTGACCCAGTCATCCCGTAGTTCGATGATCCGGTCTGCCCTCAACCGGGTCTTCCGGTTGTTCACGATGTTGACCTCAAGCCAGAAGATGATGTGCGCCATCACTCGCCTCGCAGTGCGCGCTGGAGTTGGCCGTCGTCTTCGAACCCGGCGGCGGCGTCATCCAGAAGCTGGTAAACCTCCGTGGCTTCGACAGCGGCCTCGGCCACCGCCTTGCGGTTCGCGGCCTCCTCCTTGGTGGGGCGACCGTGTTTCTTCGGGGGAGCGCGCAGCACCCGCTCCCGCTCCAGTGTCGCCAGCGTCTCCTCGCGGATCGCCTTGCGCAGTTCACTGATGTTGGGGGCGTCGTCCTCCGACGTGGCTGTCGGCACCAGCTTCCGGCGGCGGCTCACCCAGTCCCGGACGAACTCAGCGGCCTTCATCTTCTCCGCGAAGGAGTACTTCATCACCTCGCGCTGGTTCTCGCCCACACCAACCCTGAGCGTCGAGTGATCCGACATCACCGCCGCAAACTTCAGGACCGCCTCGTCCATCATGTTCAACAACGATTCTTCGAGAGTAGAGGGTGACGTAGCGCCGCTGTCCGCCTGCGTATTTGGCAGTTCTGGTCCTGACGACACCTCCGCTCCAGAGGGGGGAGGTGTGGGTGGGAATGTCTGACTGGGCGATGGTTCCATGGGTGATGTTCCGTTTGGGGCCACGACGGTAGGTGCCGGTTGGCTTTGAGGTTGGGCTACCGGATCGGTTCTTTTTAAGAGCGACTTCCAGATTGACTCGCCTGACATCGGTGTAGTCTCCATTGCGGGCCTTCACTGACAGTTCGGCCACATAAGGCTTCAGTTCAGGTCTCATCCGAAGGGCGATAGCCCGGTGCAGGAAAATGCGGAAGACCCGACTTCCCGCGTACTCGTCCCGCGCGATCCTGATCGACCGGTCGGCTCTTCGACGCACGAACCACGGGTTCGCGAGCACAAACTCGTAGTCCTCGTCGTCCACGAAGACGGACTGGCCGCAGTTCAGGACAACATCAGGCATGTGCCCCACCCAAAGTAGTCCACTTGGTGGACCAAAAATGGTCCACTTTGGGGACAGTCCAAAGCATGAATCCACTGATTTTGGGGATTTGTATAGGGGTAATTTATACCCCTGAAACTGGCCCCGGATTTCCTCTGGAGGCTAATCGGGGCGCTTCACGCAAAAGAAAACCCCCCGACGTGGGTCGAGGGGCTTTCGCTCTGCGACTGGGCAGAGTCTCCGGGGAGGAGTTCTTACTGGCCGAACTGGTAGTACAGGGTGCCAGAGGTGTAGGCAGACACGATCACGCGGTACTGCGTACCCGACTGGGTCTCGGACAGGGAGATCGACAGACCGAAGGAGGTACCGGAGAAGGCGGTGGTGTTACCCGCCGTCTGGCCGGGGAACACGGCAGCGCCCCAGTGCACACCATCGGTGGACTTC